GATGTCAAGTAGGCACGACCAAGGTTGGTACTTTCGACCTCGACACCGATTCAAACGGACGTTGGATGGTAGAAAAGATCAAGGGACTTGTGTTCCAGATCGAACGCGAAGCAAACGTCATTGCTAAACAGACACGTCGCGGCAAGGGCAACGTAGTGGTCTGTTCTTCAGACGTAGCCTCAGCGTTGGCACTCGCAGGAGTGTTGGACTATCAGGGTGCACTGAAGGATCAGATTTCATTGAGTGTGGACGACACAGGCAACACGTTTGCAGGAACTCTGATGGGAAGATACAAGGTCTACATCGATCCTTACTTCCCAGCCTCCCAGTCTACGGAATTCGCAGTTGTCGGGTATAAGGGTTCTAATGCGTTTGACGCAGGAATCTTCTACTGCCCATACGTTCCATTGCAGATGGTCCGTGCAATCGACACCGCGACGTTCCAACCAAAGATCGGATTCAAGACTCGTTACGGACTCGTTGCGAACCCATTCGCAGAAGGAACCGTGCAGGGATCGGGAGCCTTGACCGTCCGAGCGAACATGTACTACCGCGCACTCAAAGTCGCAAACATTGCGTAATTGAGCCAGCAGTAGAGTGTTTCAAAGTTGAGGGGACTCCGAAAGGGGTCCCCTTTTCTTTTCCCTTGACAACACTCCTAAATAGTGATATGCTCGAACTTATTTAACGGGAGGTTTTATGACTTCTGTATGGGTACTGCTTATGATTATACTGACACCAGTATCAGGAATCAGTTCCACCACACTACTCAACACATTTGATTCAAAGGAAGAGTGTGTAATAGAAAAAGAAAGAATATCTGGAGATATGTCAAAATCATACCCAGGAGACAAGACCTTTGGAATTGAATGTAGGGAAACTCACCCCGCCCAGATCACTAGATTAGAGATTGAGGATATTGCGAAAACCTTCGCCAGAGAAAGGTTCCCCAAAGCAACCCCCCTGCAAGTTGGTATAATGAGTGCGGATCATATCAAAAACGTCCACGGTGATTCATCCATTATCTCACTTGAGCTTTATATTGAATATGGAAAAACCCCGAAAAAAGCAGAATCATTCTCCCTTTTTATCAAGGATAAAGGGGTGATGGGGTGGATCGACGAAGGACCAGTAGAGGTGGAGGACGCGGAATCGAACTCAACAAAGGATCAAGCATAGTATGTCCATTCCAGGAGTTCCACACACCCCAGCAAATCCCAATGGGATGCACCCGAACAAATTCATATTGTCATTTACAGCACTTCCGACAATAGAATACTGGGCGCTTTCTGTCAATGTACCTGGGCTCTCGGGTGGAGAAGTGCTACGTTCAACCCCCTTTATTGATCTATTCGTTCCTGGAGAGAAGTTGCAAATCAATCCCCTCTCAATCACATTTATCGTTGATGAGGACTTAAGGGGGTGGATGGAAATTTATCAGTGGCTACGAGATTTGACATTTCCAAAGGATTTCTCTGAATACGGAAAACTTCCCAACCGCCCGGGTGTGTTTCATGCCACACTTCCCCAATACTCCGATGCAACATTACTGATACTCGATTCAAAACAAAACCCGCATATTCGTATCAAACTTCAAAACTGCTTTCCTACTTCACTTACCGACATCCTATTATCGTCCACTTCCGCTCCAGAAGAACCAATAACAGCAGATGCGACATTTCGCTTTGATCTCTACGAAATAGAGATTTTGTGATTGACTCTTAGTTTTCAGTATGTTATAATGTCTCAAATGAACAACACCAATGTTTCTCCAACATCACAAGTGGAAGCACTCCTTGAGGAATGGAAGAAGGATGTCCAGATCGACAGAACATCTCCTGCTGATGATGTAAGAAAGATCGGTCTCCTTCATTCGAAATATCTCAATATCCTCTCGACTCATCGACGCGCCCTCAAGGAAAATGAGCGAAAAGCCATCAAGTTTCGACGATTGAAGTACGAATATTACATGGGTCGGCTCGACTCTCCGACGCTCGAAAAGTATAAATGGGAACCCTTCCCCTATACTCTCAAAACGGGTGATCTCACCACGTACATGGAGAGTGACACAGAGTTATTGAATGCTAAAGCAGTCCTAGCGAACCATGAAGAAATCATCTCCGTCTGTGAATCTATTATGAAGGAATTGAATAATCGCACCTGGCAGATGAAAGAGATTTGTGGGTGGGAAAAATTCATCTCAGGTGTACACTAACATGCCTGATATACTGATAAGCAAAAAAAATGAAGCATTTCTTTTTTTCTCTTGCAGTGATGGTATTGCACAGGAGTTGTCCGAGTATTTTGCGTTTTTTGTCCCAGGACATCAGTTCATGCCCCTTTTCAAAAGTGGTATGTGGGATGGAAAAATATATCTTGCTAATCTTCGGACTCGTACTCTCCCTTTTGGTATTGTCGATTATCTCGAACAATTTGCAGCGGATCGTCAATACACTCTTTCTATCGATGATGCCGTTCGCTTAACCACCAACTTCTCGATTGCTGAAGCTAAGAAGTTCGCCGACTCACTCAAACTACCTCATATCCCATACGATCATCAGATTGAAGCGTTCGCCAAGAGCATTCGCAAACGTCGTATTCTTGTTGTCAGTCCAACAGCATCCGGTAAATCTCTCCTCATGTATCTCATTGTTCGATTTCTACAACTCAGTCATAAGCGGGGACTCATCATTGTTCCTAACACAGGACTGGTAGAGCAGTTGTTCGGAGACTTCAAAGACTATGGTTGGGATTCGGACAAATTTGTACACCGACTGTATGAAGGAAAAGACAAGAAAACCAGTAACTTCCTCACGATTTCGACCTGGCAATCTCTCCATCTCCAACCCAGTGACTACATGCACCAATTTGACTTTGTAATTGGGGATGAAGCACACGGATTCAAAGCAAAATCACTGAATGGTATTATGTCAAATCTCATTAACGCGGATGTTCGAATTGGAACAACGGGAACGCTGGATGGGACAAAAACACACCAATTAGTGATTGAGGGACACTTTGGACCAAAATACGTTGCAGCGACAACAAAAGGTCTAATGGATGAGAGGAAGCTTGCAGAACTCAAGATCAATTGTTTGATATTGAAATACCCCGAAGAAGTTTGCAGAGAGCACAAGAAGGACGACTATAAAGAAGAGTATGACTTTGCCGTGAAGTATGCACCACGGAATATGTTCGTTCGGAATCTTGCACTATCATTGGTTGGCAACACTCTCATCCTGTTTAAGCTTGTCGAAAGCCACGGAAAACCGATGTTCGAGGATATTCGTGACCATGTGACTGAGGGAAGACCTGTATTTTTTGTGCATGGGGGAGTTGAGGCATTAGAACGTGAAGAAGTCCGAAAGATTACCGAGGGAAGTACAAACGCGATTGTTGTAGCGTCATATGGTACATTCAGCACGGGTATCAACATCAGAAATCTCCATAACATCATCTTTGCGTCCCCCTCGAAGTCACGTATTCGAAACTTACAATCCATCGGACGGGGTCTGAGGAATGCAGAGGGAAAAACACACGTAACATTGTTTGATATTGTCGATGATTTGCGAATTGGAAAACACGAAAATTTACTCCTCCAACATTTCAAGTTCCGCGCTACATTGTATAACTCTGAAAAATACAATTTCAAACAATACATAATAGAATTGGGGTCACATGGATGAAACAAAGAGTGAGACGTTCAGAATAATTAAAATGATCCGCATGAGAACAGGGGAACTTATTATCACAGAGCTTCAGATGGGGAAAAACGCGGAAGACCCAGTGTCCTTTGTTACCCCCGCTCACATCGTAGTGGAACGAGGACCCACGAGGACTGTCATGATGAGATTAGTACCATGGGTGCCCTTCGAACTCCTTTCAGATACTCGAACCTCTATCAAGGAGTGTGAAATTTCCGGCTTTCTTAATGCCTCTCCTGAATGTGTGAAACTATATATGACGTGGGCCGACATAGAAATAGACAATCTAAAGACCTTTGGAAGTGATTTTCGAGAACGTCTTAGATATATTGAGAAAATAGAGGAGCGCAACTACAAATCCTTCAAAGAAGAACAACTGAAGAATAAAACCTCAACTAAGGATAACGTGTCGGATTCAATTATTCAGTTTTTTGAAACCAATGAAAACTGGGGAAATTCGAATACTGCACATTAAAGGAGATTATGTCATCAACACATTACGTCAATAATTCCGACCTTCTAAATGCACTCATTAAACACCGTAAAGAAATCACAAAGGCAAAAAAGGAAAAGCGAACACCCCCCTGTTTGAGTGATTATATTGGGTTGTGCTTCTTCAAGATAGCCGAACACCTGAGTCGTAAAGCGAACTTCTCGTCCTATACATTCAGAGAGGATATGATCTCCGATGCGGTGGAGAATTGCATTCAGTATGTTCATAACTTTAATCCCAGTATTTCTAGAAATCCATTCGGTTACTTTACTAAGATCATCTACTGGGCATTTCTCCGACGAATCAGCCGCGAAAAAACACAACTCTACGTGAAGTACAAAGCTACTGAGCAACTAGGACTCCTCCAACATTCCAATATGCACGAAACTGACGAGGTGCGCCCATTTCAGGTATATGAGAATATCTCAGACTTCATCCACACATTCGAGGCAAAGCGGGAAGCTAAGAGCCGTAAGAAAGTGAAAGTGAAAATGAGCAGCACTTACGGAACACTCAGATTTATAGGAGACTTGTAGTGAACCAGTTTCCATCTCAGTCTCGCACCAATCGACTGGCAGCAATTTTGGAGGATTATACATGCTAGTGGCCTTAATTTCCGACAGTCATTTTGGGGCTCGCGGTGATGATCCGAACGTCAACGAGTACTTTCATAAATTCTATCGGGAGATATTCTTCCCATACCTTGAGACGCATTCCATCAAGACTGTGGTGCATCTAGGTGACGTGGTGGATCGACGTAAGTTCATCAACTATGCAACGTGGAATTCCTGGCGCAAGAACTTCTTCGATGTACTACTCGGTCGCAACATCGACGTGCATATGCTGACAGGGAACCACGACTGTTACTATCGAAATACGAACGAAGTCAATGCTCTGGGTGAATTGTGTGGAGGCTACCCTAATATCGCAATTTATACGGGTGTAGAGAATGTCTACTTCGATAGTTTGAAAGTCGCCATGGTGCCCTGGATGAACTCAGGAAACATGGAAGAGTCCCTGAACTTTCTCCGCACGACAGACGCACCGGTTATCTTTGGTCACTTGGAAATCAGAGGATTTGAGATGGATCAGGGGAATGTGTGTTTCGATGGAATGCACAAGGAAATATTCAATCGCTTTGATATGGTTCTCTCAGGACACTTCCACCACAAGAGCGATAATGGATTGATCTACTATCTCGGCAATCAAGTGGAAATCACTTGGGTGGATTACAATGATCCTCGCGGCTTCCATGTGTTCGACACGGAGACCCGTGAATTGACATTTGTGCTGAATCCATTCCGATTGTTCCACAAGTTCGTCTATGACGACTCAACCCAGAACTTTGAATTCTGGAAGCATCACGACTTCAGTAAGTACAGTAAGAGTTTCGTTAAAGTTGTTGTGTTACGCAAGCAGAACCCCTACCTGTTCGATACCGTCATGGACTTTCTCTATAAAGCAAGTCCGATTGACGTAACTGTGGTGGAGGACTATACAGAAGCAGCCCTAGATACAACACAGGGGGTCGTAGATCAAGCCGAGGACACTATCACGATCATTCGCAAGTGTGTCGATGGAATGGTGATGCCGGGGTCCGTGAAACCCGAATGTCTGAAGAATATCCTACAGCAACTCTATGTGGAAGCTGTAAATGATAAGGTTGATGCTCAATGACAAA